AAAGTAATTGGCAAAAATATAATGTTGTACAAGTATGACGCAGAAACGGAGACAGATATTCCGTTTGCGTGTTCTACTAATGCAACGTTTACAGTAAGCGTAGACCAAAAAGAGGTAACTTCTCAATCGTCTGCTTGGTATCGTGAATATAGAAACGACATAGCTAATTGGCAAGTAACTTGCGACGGCTTAGTAACTTTAGATAATTACGGCTATTTATTCCTTTTAGAGCAGCAACAAAATAGAGAAACGATAGTAATAAAGTTCGTTATTGATAACGGAGTTGATGGATTAGTTATTATTAGTGGTAACGTTAATTTAACAAGTTTGTCAATCAATGGTCCTTATAAAGACATTGCGACTTATTCGGTTACTTTACAAGGTTCTGGTCCTTACGGAACAAGTGGCACTTCAATTACTCCAAGCGGTACAGTTATCGTTGGCGGTTCGGTTTACTCTAAGGGTTATACTGCAACTGGTGGCGAAACTACAATTACTTGGTCAGATATGGTTGGCAAGACTTGTTTGTATGTTTCAAGAGGCGGTATTGATGTACAAAATATAGTAGTTAGCGGGACCCCAATAGATGAAGAAGTTAAATGGGATAGCATAACTGGTATTTTAACATTTAGTAGAGCATTAGGTAGTGGGGAGTATGTAAGGGCATTATTTCAATAGATAAAAAAAATATAGATGTCAAATCAAATAGTAATAAGTTCTGGTGCAAAAGTTAGAAGTTTAGAAGGAGTATTAACTGGCACGGCAGGTATTGTTAATTCAGTTCCTTTAGGTGGCGCAAATGGGGTGGCTACGCTTGATTCAAGTGGTAAAGTTCCTTTGAGTCAGCTTCCAGCTTCGGTTATTACATATTTGGGAACTTGGAACGCAGCGACTAACACTCCTACTTTAGTAAACGGGACTGGAGATGATGGCGATTTATATATTTGTAACGTAGCTGGAACAGTGAACTTTGGTGCTGGTCCTATTACTTTTGCGGTTGGAGATTGGGTTATCTACGGAAGTGGTACTTGGCAAAAATCTGCTGGTGCAAGTGGTACAGTAACATCTGTTGCTTTAAGTAATTCTGGGGATGCACTTTCAATAACTGGTTCTCCAATTACAACTTCTGGAACGATTAACATAGGGTTTGCTGGTACTGGTTCACAATATGTAAAAGGTGATGGTACATTAGCTACATTCCCCACAACGATAGAACAAGCACAAAAACTAATAACAGAGGTTTATAATTCAACTGGATATACTTTAAGTAAAGGAACAATAGTTTATATAAACGGAGGTCAAGGCAACTTACCAACTGTTACTCCGGCTTTGGCTACAAGTGATGCAACATCTGCACAAACTTACGGAGTCGTACAATCAGACATAACTAATAATAACAATGGCTATGTGGTTGTTATTGGTTCTTTAAGCGATTTAGATACTTCTGCATACGCAAACGGAACTCAACTTTATTTAAGTGGCACAACTGCTGGTGCTTGGACTTCAACTAAGCCATCTGCTCCTATTCATTTGGTTTATGTAGCGGTAGTGGTAAGAAGCCATCCAACGCAAGGTGTAGTAGAGATTAGAATACAAAACGGCTACGAATTAGAGGAGTTGCACGATGTAGCTATTTCAAGTCCTTCTAACAATCAAGGTATTTTCTATAATAGTTCAACTTCTTTATGGGAGAATAAATCTATTGCAACGGCTTTGGGTTATACTCCAGCTAACGCTGCAACTTACGTTCCGTACACTGGTGCAACAACTCAAGTTGATTTAGGTTCAAACAATTTATATGGCAAAAGTTTAAATGTTTGGGGAGATGGAACAAATGGTGGTGGTTTAAACTTAAAACAATATACTTCTCAATCTTTTCTTGCTGGATACGGATATACCGCATTATATACTGATACAAGTTATGGGTTTGGTATTTGGTTTTTAAATGGTGCTTCAACAACAAGACAAATTAATTTTAATGCGTCTTTATTAGCAAATAATACTGGGCAAACATATTATTTACCAGCGGCAACTGGAACTATTGCATTGACAAGCGATATACCTAGTTTAACAAACTACGTTACTTTAAACACTGCTCAAACAATAACTGGTATTAAGACTTTTACCAATGAGCAGTTATTTGGTAACGGAATTACCTTAACTGGTGGTTACATAACATACACAAGTGGTTCATATAACCTTACTTTAAACACAAATATTTTAACTGCTAATAGAAACGTATTTTTACAAGATAAAGCTGGTACAATAGCTTTAACTTCAGATATACCTTCTTTAAGTGGTTATGTTCAAGGAACTGGTACAACAAATTATCACGCTAAGTTTACTGCAAGTGCAACAATTGGCAATAGTATGTTATCTGATGATGGCACAACTTTAACAAGTGCTGGTGCAACAAGAAGCAACTTGTACTTAAAAGCAACATCTAACTCTTATTATTCACAATTAGCTTTTACAAATGGAACTAACGCAAGTTATGGTGGCATAAGCTATAACAATAGCGGTCAGTATATGCAGTTTGAGACTAACTCAAGCGAGTGGGCAAGATTAAATAGCAATGGTAACTTTTTAATTGGTACAACATCTGATAATGGAAGTAAACTACAAGTTACTGGTGCTGCTACTATAACTGGTAATTTAGGTGTAGGAGGTGGTGCTAATGAAAGATTAACCATAACTGGACCAAGCGGATTAGCTGGTATGGCTCGTTGGACTGATGCTACAACTGGCTCTGGTTTTTTAGGATTTACATCTGGAGGAACTGCGTACATACATTCAAATAATAATGCTTTAGCTTTTGGAGCAAATGGTAGTAATAACTTTGCAGCTACAATGACATTGACTTCTGGTAATGTAGGTATTGGAACTGGTAACCCAGCAGGGAAATTAGCTGTTTTAGCAGGAACATATCAACATTTGATTTATAAAGCTGAATCTACTTACCAATCAAGTTTAAGATTTAATGAAGAAAATAATGGTGCAAGATTTTATACTGATGCTGGAACTGAAGAATTTAGAATGCAGCAACAATATGCAAGTACTGGATTTTTAACTTTTTATACTGGTACTACCGAAAGAATGAGGATTACAAGTGGGGGTTCGGTATGTATAAATAGGACATCTGGTAGTGGTGAATTAAATGTGCAAGGAACAATTTATTTATACCTAACAAGTTCAGGTGCTGGTAACTCAACATTAAAATATAATACAAGTACTGGTGCTGTTACTTATGATACATCTGCAAGAATATACAAAAAAGACATTACCGATTTAGAATATGGGTTAGATGCAGTATTAAAAATGTCATCTAAAAAGTACAAATGGAAATCTAATGATGCAAATGATTTAGGATTTATAGCTGATGAAATGTATCAAGTAGTACCAGAAGTAGTTTATTTAGCAGATAATAGCATTAATAAAACAGAATTAGAAGATGGCGAACCAATGGGTATAAACTATGACAGATTAGTGCCAGTTTTGGTCAAAGCTATACAAGAATTAAACGCTAAAGTAACTGCATTAGAGAATAAATAGGTTTATATGAGAAAATTGTATAATCTTTGCAAAAACCTTAAACTATGACACCAAAAGAAAAAGCATTTGAATTATCACATAAATTTAGATTACTTGAAATTAGAACAAGTGAAAATTCACATATGATGATTTCAATGGCAGATGCTAAACAATGTGCATTAATAGCAGTAGATGAAATATTAGATAACTTTCCAAATGAATTTTGGGATGAGTATTTAATTGATAATTTTAAATACTGGCATCAAGTTAAACAAGAAATAGAAAACCTTTAGAGAATAAGTAATATATTTGTAAAAAATAATACTATGAACGAAGTAAAAATTACTAAAGAACAACTAGAAGAGTTAGTGAAATTCATTAATACTATTCCAACTGCTTACGGATTGCCTTTGATTCAATTCTTTGGGCAATTACAAGCAGAACAAACTAAAGAAGTAAAAGAAGATTAAGATGCACCACGATAGCAACCAACCGATTTTGAGCGTGATATTAAGTGTAAGCGGAGCGTTAATTAGCATTGCAAACTTTGTACCTTTAGTTCAAGTTACGGCAGGATTGGTTGGTATTGCTTCTGGTATAGTGGCTTTACATAAGCAACTAAAAAAGAAAAAATAATGAAGTCAGTTGTTATTACATTGCTAATAGCAATTCTGATATTCTTCATTTTTGATAAGTCAAAATACATAGGCGACAAGCCAACAATAATTACGCAGTACGATACTGTTTACTCTACTGACACAATAGTAAAGACCAAACGAGGCAAAGACATTCCTTTTGAGATTTACAGAGTTTTAACGGATACTTTTACCGACACGATTACAATATTTAAGGATTACAACACAGTCAAAGTTTACAAAGACACATTTTCAATAGATAGTTCAAAATTTACGATTATTGACACTATTTCTAAAAATACGATTCAAAATAGGCAGTTTTCGGCTTATATTAAAGAAAAAACTATCTATCAGACTAATACAATATACCTACAAGAGAAGAATGCCATTTATTTTGGGTTTTTAGGCGATTTAAGGCGATTTGACAACAAATTGGGCATAGGAGTAGGATTAGGGTATAATATGCCCAAAAAAGGCTTAATTTTGTTTAACGCAACAACCAATCAATATTCTTTAGGTTTTTATAAAAAGTTTTAAATGAAATGGATAGCCAATATGCTTATGGACGAACGCGGCAGTATATCTTCAAAGCGAGTTATCGCCTTGTTGAGTGCGTTCTTTTTATGTGTAACGTTATTGCTTAACGCAATTAAGGGTGTTGCACTATCAGATAACATTGTAACGGCAGTTATGACTATTTGTATTGCCGCTATGGGTTCTACTACTATTGATAAATTCTCAACAAAGAACGATGATAAGTAAACGAGCAATAGAACTTATTATTCAGCACGAAGTAGGCGGTAGGGATGTTTATACTCGTAAATACCAAAAGCCAATTTGGGCTGGTGGAGATTCTGGATGTACTATCGGTCTTGGCTACGATTTGGGATATGTAACTGAAAAACAATTCTTCTCGGATTGGAAGGGATTAAATCTAAACTTTTTAAACGCACTAAAGCGTTTTTGTGGTGTTAAAGGGGAAGTAGTAAAGACTATGCTAAGAGGCGAAGTGTTAAATGTTGTTATTCCGTACAATATGGCTTATGATGTTTTCGTTAAGAAGTCAATTCCTAAGTACTACGCAATGACTAAGAAGATTTATCCGCAACTGGATGAACTAAACGAAGACACAAGAGGTGCTTTAGTTTCTATGGTTTATAACAGAGGTTCAAAGTTAGATGGCGAAAGTAGAAAGGAAATGAAGGCAATAGTTGAACTGGTGGCTAACAAAGACTACGAGGGTATTGCAGAAATGATTGAGAGGAGTAAGAGACTTTGGGAGGGCAAAGGACTTGACGGCTTGGTTGTAAGACGAGAAGCAGAGGCTGATTTGGTGCGAGATAGTATGGCATAACAACAAAAAACCTACATAATGGCTGGAAACAAAACAACAATGAGTGGTCAAATAATTCTTGATTACTTAGCGAAATATCCTAAATGGATGCCTTCGCACACTTTAGCATCTTTAATCTTAAAGGAAAACAAAAACCATTTTGATAATACAGAGGCAATACGTTCTCTTATTAGATATTACAGAGGCAAGATGGGTAATGCTCTTAGAGATACACTTGCTAATAAAACATACAAAGAAGAATTTATAAGGCACTCTGCAAACTTTGCTCAACCGCCAACTTGGGTAGAAGAAAAGGTAGTATTTTCACTACCAGTTGGAATTAAGAAAATGGGTTTTATAAGTGATTTACAAGTACCATTTCACGACCCAAAAGCAATAGATATTACATTTGAACACTTAACAAAAGAAGGCATAGATACATTATTTATCAATGGAGATTTAGTAGACTTTTATCAATTAAGCGACTTTCAAAAAGACCCAAGAGTAAGAAAGTTTGACGAAGAACACGAAGCTATTATTGAGATGTTAGCTTACATTAGAAAGAGTTTTCCAAGCATAACAATTTATTATAACTTAGACGCAAATCACGAATTTAGATATGAGCGTTATATGAGAACAAAAGCACCAGAATTATTAGGGTTGCAATTGTTTGACATAGAGGACATTTTACAATTAAATGCTTTTGACATTAAGCCATTAAAGAATATAGACCACGTTAAGTTTGGGCATTTGCCAATAATTCACGGTGATACAACATTTAGAAGAGGTAGCGGTGTAAGCCCAGCAAAGACTTTATACGATAGAGTAAAGCAGTCGGCTATTGCATCTCACGTTCATAGGACAAGTGAGTACACGACTAAGAACCAGTTTGATGGCGAAATATTTACTTGTTGGACAACTGGGCATCTAATGCATAACAATGTCGATTATTGTAAGCACGTAGACCAATATAATCAAGGTTTTGCAATATTAGAGAAAGAAAAGAGTGGAGATTACAGAGTACATAACAAAAGAATAATAAAAAACAAAATCTACTAATGAGCCAAGTAACCGAACAAGTAATAAACGACATACAACAAAGAGAACTAAAAGGTATTGAAACTTATGGTACAACAATGGATAGAAACGACCTAAGCCAAGACCAATGGTTACAACACGCTTACGAAGAAAATTTGGATTTTTGTATTTATTTGAAGAAACTAATAATAATGAGAAATGGCAACATATAAACTACCTAAAAACTTTAGTAAGATGAATTTATTTGAGCAAGAGGCTATTTTAGTAAATAAGCTAAACGAAGTGTATGATATTGAAACAGAAATTAAAAAGGCTTTGGCTAAGGTAAGAGGTGGGGTAAAATACACTCCTAAAGAAATAGACCGACCAGATTTGGCTATGTTAAAAGATGAAGATTAAGATAACATATAAGAAACTCGGTAAAGAGAAGGCTCACGGCATTGCTTGTAGTGATGGCGAAGTGTTGCTTGATGTTAGGTTAAAGGGTAAAAAGCACCTTGAGATATTAATACACGAGGTTATGCATTTGCTTAACCCAGAAGATAGTGAAGATGAAATAGTTAAAAAAAGCGTTACCCTAACTAAAATACTATGGAAAGAGGGTTACAGAAGGGTGGATAATCACGATAAAGACTTGCTCCAAGACGGCTCAAAATAGAAGTCTTATCTTTGTAGTGTTGTTTTTTCATAGTAAGGTTTCTGGAGACCCTAAAAAAGTCTCCAGTTTTTTATATAAATTACTGGACAATTTTATTATCTTTGACTTTCATATAGCAATAATTAAGGTTTAACAATCACGACCCCAGTTTCTACTGGGGTTTCTTTATTTAATAAAATGTAAGATTTTCTCTTATAATTCGGTATTTATCCGAATAAGCTAAATGAATTTTACTTATTTTCCATTTTTGTAAGTTTATACGATTATGAATATATAGTTTTATTTTTCAGTAGTAATACTACCCAAATATTCCTAAAATTGTGACACTTTCTGCATGAAATATCAGAAAAATTCATGCAGATGTCAAGTTTTTTGCATCAAAAACTGGACATTGTTACAATTATATTATACTTTGTAACATCTAAAGTAAAATATAACTATCACTATGTTACTTTATCAATCAAATGATATACAATTATATACGCTTTTAGCCTTAAAAATGACCGATAAATGATGCAAATGTGAGCGATAAATGCTAAAATCTTTAGCAAAGTGTTAAAATTTCCTTAAATAATAAAAATAAATGTAAATAAGTTTGGTGGATAACCTATGTGCATATATCTTTACTTCATAAACAAAAAACCTTAATTATGAACTGGCAAACAACCCTTTATTACTCCGAGAACGGAGCAGACTATCAACAAGTATTTGACGGACCAGAAATACCAAGAGTAGGCGATAGCGTTATCGTTATGTTTGGAAAAGAAGTAAAGTCAATTATGTTTACAGTAGAGAATATCACATTTTCTACATTTACTAAATCAATTATTATTCAAGTAAAACGCTAATTATGAACCAGTACCAAAAAGACTCAATCAAACCTATTTACGCATTTATTATTGTATTAATAGGATTTATTTTAACCGCTATTATTGAAAACCTATAAACCTTAAACTATGACACTACCTTATCAAGGCAAACAACTGAAACTGCACAAAAGAGCAACTTGTTTATTAGAGTTACTTAAAAAGGCACAAGCCAGACAAGCAAGTATTGAAACTGACCTTTACAAGTGGCGAGGTGCTACTTGGGATGAACCTATTAAATTAATGAATAAATATGAGGATGACTACCTAATAAAGATTGCTCGTATGAACGACATCCAAAAACGCATACTAAAATCATATCATTTTTTAATCTTGGACTTGTACGAAATCACAGAAGATTTTATGCTTCCAGTTAATCTATTACACTTTTAATATGAACCCACAAGAAACCGCACAATATCTAATAAAAAAATATGAATTTATCCCTATTAATAATGGGTTTGGTTACGAGCAAATGCTTGAAATTAGAAAAGTATGTGCTTGGATTACTGCAACTGAAATTCAACATTGTTATGAATTAGAACACGACCCTACACATTACTTATTTTGGGAAAAAGTAATAAAAGAATTAATATGAGTTACATAGACAATAAAAGCTACCTAATCAAGATGAACCAAATCTTAGAGTTAGAGAATGAATTATTAAGAAAACAAATTAAAGACTTAAAAACAAAATTAAATGAACTACTGGACCCAACCTATAATGACGGAAAAATCGGGGTTAAAAAGCCAAATCAAAACGGCGGATAGCATTATTGAGAAAGTAGCCGCTTTCTATGGTATATCAAATGCTGATATAAGAGGCAAATGCCGTAAAAAAGACCTTGTTAAAGCACGATGGTTAGCAATGTACTTTATAAGGACAAAAACGGACTTTACCCTAAAGACTATTGGCGATATGTTTGGGCGAGACCACACTACCGTAATACACGCTTTAGAAACTATCAAGGATATTATGTCTTTACGCTACGAAACCGACCTAAAAGAAGATTTAATAAGAATAAAAAATATTTTTTGATTATTCACAAATTAGTCTTACTTTTAATTATTAATTAACCTTAAATATGCATTATGACTGAATTACAACAAGTTAAACCCACCTACGAACTTATCAACAAAGATAGTCTTTTGAGCCTATCAAATGAGTTGGCAAGTCTTATCAAAGAAAAGAAACTAAGCACAAACATTCAAGGCAAACAATTCGTAAATGTTGAAGGCTGGGGTTACGCTGGAGCAGCAATTGGGCTTATCCCAATTATTACCGAAGTAAAAGACCTAAGCAAAGAAAACGAAACAAAGTATTGGGCAACTTGTGAGGTGCGAAACATTGCAACTGGACAAGTAGTATCAATCGGACACGCTATCTGCTCTAACAAAGAAAGAACTAAACGTAGCTTTGACGAGTACGCTATATGTTCAATGGCACAAACAAGAGCCGAAGGCAAGGCTTATAGACTTTTATTAGGTTGGCTTATGAAGGCAGCTGGGTTTGAGGCAACACCAGCAGAGGAGATGGACTTCTCTAAGGAACAAGCACCTTACATTAAAAAGCACGATACCGAAGAAAACCTTACAGTAGCTATTGACTTTTGTGAAAGTTTGCAAGAATTAAAGCAACTTTACGAACTAAATATAGCTATGATACAAGAAAAGGAAATGAACCAATTATTTACCAACGCTAAAAAAAACCTATAAACTATGAACAATTTAATGATTTGGGAAGTCGCACCCACAAAAACCGACATTGACAATTTTGCTAATAACATAGCAAACGAATTATCTGAAGGTTTAACAAAGCCAGAAGATATAGCCGTTAAAATGGCTGCAATAGAAACCTTTGCTAAGACTTTAAGAACAAAAGTTGAGGAGCATATTATTGACTTCTTAGATAAATGCCCTAAAGGTGCATATAACCACTTAGGAGCAGAATTAAAGCTAAAAGATAGTCAGACGTATGATTATGGTGCATACTCCGAAAGATGGGCAGAATTACAAGCACAAATTGACGTTCTAAAAGAAGAACAAAAAGAAATAGAAGAAAATGGTAAAAAGTTTGAAAGAGGTCAAATACCATTAAAATCTTATAAGCGTACTTATTCAATCACTTTAAATAAATAAAAATGAAAGTATTAAACATTTGTCAAGAAGACATTAAATGGAAGCCAGTACAAACTAAACACGGAGTTAAACATTATGCTAATATAGCCGTAGATTACCTTAAAGAGCCAGATGATAAAGGTAATGTGCTAACTGTATGGAATAATCAGACACAAGAGCAAAGAGCAGAAAAAGCTAAAAAAGAGTATTGCGGTCGTGGTAAGGAGTACAAGTTTGATGCTAAAAAAGAATATAATAACATTAATAAACAAGAAGAAGAAAACCCAGAAAGTTTGCCATTCTAAAAATTAACTAAATTTTAACAACTATGAAAACTCAAAAAGAACAAATCAAAAAACACTTATTAAGCAGAAAGTCAATTACTCCTATTCAAGCATTAAATAAATTTGGCTGCCTTAGACTTGCAGCCGTTATTTATAAGCTAAAAGAAGAAGGCTTAAAAATTATTACTGAAATTGAGTACAATAAGAAGAAACAATTTGCTAAATATAGGTTAGTATAGTATATTTGTGACGGATGTAGGATATCCATTATTAAATTTATTGGTCCAACGCTGAACCCCTAATCCTACTGGGGGGAACGCTGCGGACCTTTTTTATTTTATGAGTAAAGACCCAGCGGTGCTATTTTACACTTCTGATTTTTTAAGTGGCACTTTTACTATGTCTAACGAACAAGTCGGAATGTATATCCGTTTACTTTGTTTACAACATCAAAAAGGAAAATTAACTGAAAAGGATATGCTAAGCATATGCAGAGCATATGATGTTGAAATTTGGAGCAAATTTAAAAATGAAGATGGTGCATTTTATAACGAAAGAATGTATAACGAGACTATTAGAAGGCAAAAATTCTCAGAATCAAGGCGAAACAATGCTAAATCACCTAAAAATGAAAGCACTAGCAAAGCATATGCTAAGCATATGGAAACTGAAACTGAAAATGAAACTATAACTATAAATAGAACTAAAGCTAAAATTGAAATACTTGACCCAAAGTTTGAAGAATGGTGGTTATGGTACGATTACAAAGTTTCTAAGGATAAAGCAAAAAAGTCTTGGAATAAGCTAAATGAAAATGAAAAAGATTTAGCTTTACAATCCGTTCAAGACTATGTACAATCTACCCCAGATAAAACATATCGTAAACATCCAACAACATATCTAAACCAAAAATGCTTTAACGATGAAATCATCAACAGAAATACAACAAGTCAATCAAGGATTGCTCCAAAAGTTACCCCACAACAGTTACACGAAGCACATATTAAATTCTTTAGCCAAGAACGATAGAGGTGCAGTTTTTAACGAACTTTGCAGGTTTAAAGACAAAGGCGAAGTTTTACCAGTAAAAGTAATTCAGTTAGTTCCAGTAAGTGAAAGGCTACCAGCTTTAACTAAGATTTACGGAAATGAAAAAATATCTGGCATTCTATCAATAGCAATAACTAAGGCTTTAAATAACTTCAATTTAAGGGTGGGAATGAATGCAGAGCAAATTATGCAATTATCTTATTCAATCATTGAAGAGGCTGAAGCGGACCAATTGGCTATTCAAGATGTTTTATTGTTCTTAGATGGGATGGTCAAATATAAATACGGAAAAGTCTATGATAGAATGGATATGCCTACATTCTTTGAAATGTTTGAAGTATATCGTCAACAAAGACACGATGAGTTTGTTAATTTTATGGAAGAGCAACACGCACAAAACAAGTCTTACGGAGATAGCAACCGAATGTCAACCGATACAGACAAAGAAGCTAATCGTAATGCTATGAATGAATATTTAAAAACAATATCAAAATAATTGCCCCCAAATTTTTAATCATTAACATAGTGGTGTTTGTTATGTCAAAAATGGGGGCATTAAATTTGAATTATGAAAATAAAATATACTAATTGTAAAAAACAAATGATACCTTATTACAAAGGATTTTATTTAAGAAAAGGGATGTTCCCAATGTTTAATAAATGGAAATATTTGAAAATAGCTTTTTACCAACATTCTTTTTTTATTACCTATGGCAAAGAATATCAATAAAAATAATAACTATGAAATACATTAAATTTTTTCTTATTAGCGTTCCGTTGGCTTTTATACTAATAACAACG